TTGAAGCTTTAATCTTTGATGTAGAATTATATAATCCATTCCATTTAGTGAAATTCCCATTATCATAATATGTTTCATTCAGCTCACTAGTTCCATCAGTATTTTGAGCATCTACTGAATAATCATCTACTACTGTCGGTGTTGTTGTTTGTGAAATATCTAACTCTGCCATTTTATAAGTCTATCCTAAAAGGACATAGGAATTTAAATACAGTTGATAAATTACCTGCAGCTATAACTGCTGCTGTGATATATGTTTCTCCAGGAAGACCCATAGGGGAGTGTGCAAATGCTACAATATTAGCTCCAGGGGCGCCAGGAGTTATGAATACTGTTAACCTAAGAATATCTCCTTTTTTATAATGAACAGCAGTAGTCACGGGTATCTCTAATAATATCATTTTACCAACTCCTGATGTATTAAGGACTTCTGAGGTTACTACAGCACTTGTATTTGTCACAGTAACACCACTAACTTTCTTAATCTGAGCACCTAGAGTTATTTGAGTTCCTGAATTATCGCAATACATACAAGCAGAGACAAGTGCAGTTCCCTTTATTGTTCTTGGGAGATTAAAAGCAGATAAGTTAAAGTCTAAAGTAGTTGCTCCTCCTGTTAGTGAAAATTCTCTGCTAGCAGAATGTAATGGTATTTCCAGGAGCATACGCCCAATAGTTGGGTCTTTAGATACTGCTCCGTAAAATAGCTTCATTCCTGTTCCTGCAGCTATATCTTCATAATCATAACTAGCAACTGCTTTATCTGGAACAGGTGGATAGGTAATTGGACTTAATGCCATTATGCATTAGCCACCATCCATGCTTGATTGCTACTTGCATTTTTAAGAGTTTCCATAGCTTTACTCATAATATTTGCTAACACATTTAACATTTGATTTGCTGTTCCTCTACCTATTGCATCAACATCATAATTAATAGCATCAGTTGCTACCCATGAGGCAGTAAAAGATGTTACAATATATTTAATATCTACATTGGGAGTTGTTGCATACCAATCACTCCAGTTGAATCTTGTTTCAGAATTAAGATAACTTTCAGCCTGCAGTAATGACGCCGTCTTCATAACATCTGTAAAGTCTGAACTCACATTAGCTCCTGACTTTTGGTCAATCTCATCCTCAGTTGCAGTTATGCCAGTGAATGCCATTTTATTTTCCTACAATTACTAATCTATTTATTGCTTGAGTTAGTTCTTGTATTGCTTTTATTAATAAATAATCTTTAGGTTCTAAAATATATTCTTCTTTCTTATCTAAGGTGGTTATATCTTCCATGCTCAAATGTAATCTATCCAAATATTTAAATGTTTGTCTTTCTTAGCAAGTTCAGCTGCTCTCATCAAACCCTCAACAACATGAGTATTGTTACCAATTATAATCATTTTGCTTTCAGGGTCTTCTTCTTTTCCTTTTGGAATTTCCCATCTCACAGACCTGAGACTTGCGATTACTTCATCATCATTTAATAATTGTAGTTCCCCTTTTTCCATCATTGACTTTAGATTATTGTAGTAATCCAGTTTCTTAATGTTTTGTTTTTTCTTACCTTCTCTATCCAAAGCTATTGACCTGTTGTTCATGGCTCTTAGTTTTCTCCCAATTCCGTCAACAATCATTAAGTTATCATAGACTCCAACACCTAAAGCTCCTGAACCTGCATCAATTCCGATTTCTTTATAATTAACAGCTCTATTCATTAATATTATTTTGTCTTGAGTCTCATTAGTATATGTCTTCTGGGTTATCTGAGAATCAACCTGAAAATAGCGTTCTCCTGACTTACAGATGTCTTCAAATGTGCTTGGGTCAAACATTCGCCCAATATCAACTCCTAAATACCTTTTTCCCTTCATCTTGGGATTTCTATCTAATACACATGCCTTTTTGATTAAATCATCATCAAAGAACCTTCTAAGCTCAGAAAGGAAGAGACCAAGATACTCATTTCCATATTCAACATCACTCATGTCCTTTTTCTCTTCGGCTAGTATTCTTAATGCTCCATCATGTTGTTTTTGAGTCCAACTCTTACAAATAGGTCTGTTAAAAAGGACTTCTTCACTGTTTTTATACCAAACCCTATATCTAGCATTCTTATCTTTTTGATTATAAGCCTTATTAAATTGTTCATAGAAATAGCCTTTATCTTCTGCAGGTGTTCCCCACATCCATATTTCACCATCATTTGTACTGATAATAGGTCTTGCAGCCTTCCACATCATTTGTGGTTGCCATGGAGCTTCATCAACTCCTAAAATATCACCATCAAACCCTCTAACTGCGTTTCCTGTGTTGCCCACTGGTCTAACCATGAATGATGAGCCGTTTGTTGTCTTTAAAGAGCCTAGTTGTGGTTTATCCTTACCTTTTGCTATCATCTTCTTATGATTTCTTATTAAATGCTCAAGTGCAACAGAAATACAGAGTTTAGCCTGGTCTTCGGTTAAGGAAACAAAGACAATCTTAACACCAGGCTCTGAAATCATCCTTTCGGCTGCTTTAATACTAAATATCTCGGTTCCGCCTATTCTTCTACCTTTACATAGAATTATGTCCCCTTTATGTTCTAAAATCTCTTTCTGCCATTTATCAAGTCGAATTTCCACTATATTCTCCGAACTTCTTCTTTTTGAACCGCTTTAACAATTCTTCCTGCTACAGGTATAGGAATTAACCACATATTACTAACTTCTTCTTTTAATTTATTCCAATTAATTAATTTTTCTGCTTTTTCCATAGTTTCTAATTGGTCTCTAATCTGTTTTTTAATATTTTCATCTGGAGATTTAAACTTCTGCCCATAATTACCCATATTATTGTTAATTTCCATGTTATTTCTTAAAATACTCTTTATATGCTTTTAATAACTCTTTCCATTCAACCTTTCCAAAGTAATGCTCATTATATCTACTCATTAAGGCATCTTCAGACATCTTGTCAAATTGCTTAAAATCTTGTAATATTGAGAAAGGAATATTTTTAAACTTCTTCTTCATCTCTTGTTCTTTCTTATCAATATCTTTAATCTTATCCTTAACAGTATCTATTGCTAATTTATCTTTAGAAATTCTATCTTGTAATGTTATAATATTATGTTCTAATTCTGCCTTCTCTTGCCCTCCTCCTGCGTAGAAGTAATCTATTAACATACCATTTACTAACTGCGAAGCATTAGGAACTTTCTTAAGCTCTGCAATTATCTCAATATCAAGCGTTACTAATTTGTTGCCTTTCATAGTAATAATAGCTATATGGACTATTTAACTATATATATATATTATTATATATATAGTAGTAGTAGTAGTAGTAGTAGTAGGGGCTCCATGAGAAACGAAGGTGTCTTTTAGTAATACTTATTTTTTAAAATTTTGTCAGTTGGGACAGGCGAATATATAGATACAGAGATTCGACTATCGGCTCTTAGAATGGCTGTAAATGCGTGAGAGATATACATATGGGGGTGTAGATACATGAAGAGAGAGTAGTGAGATAGAGTGATAGGCATTGTTTAAAGGAGTTATTCGGTACACCGAATATCTATAATCTGCATGCACTACCCAAATCAAACTCCCATTAAATCCCCCCTAGCCCTTCAGGGCTTCGGGATGACATGGGGGGGATTTAAGCCGTAGGGGGCGTAATAAGGCTGAATTTGGCTACTTGGGCGAAGCAACTACATACTAAAGAAAGATGATTTGTACTAACAAATCATAATGCACGAAAGTATTTAAATGTTGCGAAGCCCACCTGAGGGGGACCATCAGCCCACAACCTAGGATGCGTCCTCAGCGTATCCCTTAGGATGCGTCCTCAGCTCTATCCTCATTAAGAGTAATGAATACCTTAAGAGCCTTAATAAAGCCTTTAGAAATATGAGTTTTACAATACCATTGTATCCTTGTTAGAATTAGATGCTCACCTTTAAACACAGGTACTATCACCTCTTGGCCTTCTTTCTCATCGTATATGATATGGTGCTTATTAATCATGTTATTATTAATGTAATTATTACTCCTGCTATAAAGCCCATTATTACTTTAATCCAATCATACATATCTGGCATTATCCTTCTCCTTCAGGACCGGTAGAACCGGCAATCCTTGCTTTTAGTTCTTCTTTTTGCCAAGGCATTAAGAAATCAGATTCATCAATCAATTCCTTAACATCTTTCAGTATCTTTATCTCAGCTTCTTTCTGTTTTTGATAATTACTTGTATCACATTCATCACAGCTTTCAGCCTTACACCATTCAGCTTCTAATTCTTTTATTGTTTTCATGTTTTTATCTCCTCTATATATTCACGATAATAATCACATCTATAGCAATGTGGTTTGGGCTTGAGTATTATCCCTCTATGATGATGATAACTACAATAAGGAATTACCCTCATTCCAAAGCTATCTTTCTTGCTCTGGTATTTTAATATTCTTTCTAATCCAAATTTTAATCTTTTTCTACTCATTTGAATATGATGGAGGAGAATGGCGTCAAACTCCCCCAGTTATTTAGTTTAATAACTATTAATTAAACGTAGCTATCTTCTCACTAATGAGCTTCTTAGCATCAGCTTTTGAGATGTCTTCTTTAAACTCTATCTTCATATTCTTCATAGCTATCTTCTGCTTATCTGTAGCTCCATCATCTGTAGAACCATTAGCACTACCGAATGCACCTTGTGCAAACTTCACTATATCACACGCACATTTCATGTTATTGAGTTGAGTGTCGTAGTCTTGTTCTCTTTTTTCTGGAAATATTCCTAAAAATACTTCAACAGCCAATCCAACAGGGTCTTTATTAGCTTGTTCCATTTTCCCCTCCTTTCAATTTCATTATAAAATCATGCCATGTCATCTTATCTTTCCTTCTAACAAGGTCTCGATGTTCAGCAGAAGTGAACCAGACATTTATAGCGATGAGGTTTGGTTTATCCATATTATAAATGGGGCTTGGCTTAAAGGTGTAGCCCCTTAACACCCATAGAATAACTAAGTAACTAACCTTTATAAATATTTCTATACGTGTCTTGCATGACTTACATCATGCCAAAAGCCTGTAGTTGAATTATAAACAAAAGTAAATCCACCTCTTGCAGAAGTTAAAGTTTCGTCTGAGCTCTCATGCATAGCTAACTTTTGAGTTCCTGTTGCTTCTTCATTTTCAAGAGTTACTGTTTGGTCTCCATCTACAATAATAACATGAAGAACTTGTCCATCAACTCCACCTGCAAAACCGCCTATTGTAACTGCTGCTGCAGGATTTATAAATAATGTATTAATTCCACTAACATCTGTATTATCTGAACTTGCTGTTATTGTTGCTGTTCCTGATGATATTGCCCCATCAACATCTACATTTCCGTTATTAATTTCAACATTTCCCCCAGCAGAATAAATAGCGAGATGTTTATGGTTTGTTCCATAACCTGTGGGTATTCCAACTACATAAAGTCCATAAGTATTTACTGCTGGGTTATTGCTCCAATCTCCTGCAGCATTTAGAATCTGAAATTGTCCTGCTCTCATATATCTAGTTCCTGTTGAAGCGTAGACTCTACTTCCTATATCTCCAACAATAAAACCACCACCAACTAATGTGTTAGTCTTTCCAACATCTACAGTATTTCTATAATCATAAGTGTCAAACTTTCCACCATAACCAGTTGCAGAAGCACTAGCACTATTAGCACCATAGAATGTAGACTTAACCCCGAAGTTTGTAGTAGCTGAGCCAGAAGCCAAACCAAATCCATAAATTGCTCCAGCTCCATTTACCGCAGATGAACTATAACCATAAACTCCAAATTTTGTATTTGGGGCTACTCCTCCTCCGAAATTTGTTGCTTGTAGTGTTCCTGTTGTTACATCATTTCCATTATTAATTAAATAATCTGAGTGTGCTTGAGAATTGTCTATAATGTGAGCATCAAAAGCAGCTTCTTGAGTTGTTGTTATATGTTGATAAGTAATATTAGAATTTTTATCTGTTGTGCTTTCATGAGTTACTGGAAATTGGTCATCAACATATTTTTTATTTGTAATATCATTATCTAATGCAGGAACTTTCTCAACACTTCCTTCTCTAATTTTCTTAACCTTTTCAATATCATCTCGAGGATTATCATAACCAGCAGAACCTAATTGAGTTGGGCCTGAAGGAACTTTAATTATCTTAGGTTTTGTAGAATTAATAACCTGCTTAGCAGTAACCATTTTTATGCGCTAATTATTCCTTTAGCAATTAAATCTGTAATTAGTTGTCCTAAGCAGTCGCCAACATCTGCAGGAACATCACAATCGCATGTTCTATTTGTTGATAAATTTGCTACACTCCATCCAGTCTGCGCAGCAGTAGGGTCTACACCGGGCATGAAGCTAAATTTATCACTGACCCATAGTTCTCTACATGTGTTTACATCATTTTGTACCATTATTTTTTCATCTCTTCAACCATCTTTTTTCTAGCTGTTAATGTAAAAGACTTATCAGCTACTATTAATAAACTTTTGTCTTTTAGAGCATGAGCTTGTTCACAAGTAATAACCTTTTCTCCGTTGTAGTAAAATTCATTAGTTGCCATTTAAGCAGCCTTCATTATTAGAGTAGTCATGATTCCAGCACTATCATAAGATAGGCTTTCAAATGTATCAGCTACTAAAGCATTTAATTCAATTTGTCTGCTCCATTCAGAGCCCCATCCACAAAGATAAGCATGTCCTGTTGGAGTCCCATCATCAGCTCCTAATCCTGCATCAGTTGCATCTTCATCAAAGTCAATATGAAATTGTAAGTGAGCAGTTACTTCTGGGTCTGCTGTTAGATTTTTATAATCAGTTAATATTTGGTCAGCAGTTAGAGCTAAATCCCAATATTTTACATCACTAATCATCCCTGACCAATCTCCTGTATGGGTTCCATTACTTTCAGTGACTCCAATCGCAAATTTATCTGTTAATGTTAATTCATCATACCAAAATGTTAAATCTGTTGCAACATTGTCAGTCATTGCAATAATTTTCCCATCTAAATATAAATTACATCTTGTTCCAGTTTGAACAACAGCAACATGATACCATTTTTTAGCTGTTAATACTTCATTTGTTGCCCTCACATCAAATTGTGTAGCTCCTCCATGAACTAATTTTGCTTGAATTTTTCCAGTTGAGAATTTTCCAAAAAGAAAATATTCATTTGTATTATCATTATCTCCAGCAGATAGAATTGTAATTGATTCGCTGTTATTAGTATCTAAAAATATCCAAGCAGAATAAGTCCCAACAGTATCATTTGCTGCAACTCTTGCAACAGCATGAGCATCAGCTAAAACATAATCATCAGTCCCATCAAGAGCAACAGCTTTCCTAGAATTTAGTGAGCCTCTTACAACTTCTACATCACCAGCTGTCATTTTAAATCGCCGTCAGCTTGTATGCAGCATTATTATTTATTAGAACAGGAACATTCATATTGAATGATTTAATAGTAATTGTTTCTCCTTCTTCCATTGTTACCTTAGTTGTAATTCCTTGAGCTTCATACAAAGACATTGCAGTTTGTGAGATACAAAATAGAACTGTGTTTACTGTCATTGCATTACTTTCAATTATATCAAAGTCTGCAATCTTTCCGATAACACCATTTCTTGTAACTCCATCTGTATAAAATTGTCCAGCATTTCTTACAACAGGATTATTCAATAACTCCATCATGTTTGTTGGGTGAACTATCATTTTTAAGTTAGTAGTTGTATTCCAGTTAGCAATCTTTAAAGCACTTCTTGCAATAAGAATATCTTTTAATGGTTGCTGTAAACTTTCAGTTGCATTGTCCCATGTTCCAGTTGACCCAGCAGTGTTTGTTGTAGTTGCTAACTCTGTATAGATTGCATCATCTTCAGACATTACAATCGCTCTTGCAACTCTTTCTAACATTCTTGCTTTAACATCAATAGCTGATAATTTCCAAACAGTCCAATCAAAAGTATGAGTAGCTCCATGTATCTTAACTCTCTCAGCTGTTTCAGTCCAACTATGATTTACATGTTCAAATATTGCACCGGGTGAATTAGTAAATCCAGAATTAGTAATTCCAGTCACAGTCATTTGTTCAATATCAGAATCAGTCTCTTGATAATAAGTATTCTTTTCAGCTTTTGTAGGAACTATTGAACATATTTGTCTCCCTGTAAACATTTCTAATGCATAATTTTTTACAATAGCATCTATGTCTTCTGCTCTTAAGTCTGCTTCACC